GGGGGTTGTCTGGCAGGTCGCCATTCTTGATGGCATTGCCAATAACGAAACCCCAAGTGGGTAGCAGGAATCGGTTAATCAGAATTGATTGGCGTTGATTGAAGCGACGCTCTGCCTTTGCGACAACTAGACGAACAGCAGGACCACCAAGCCCACCTGCATCGTGAATGAACTCATAAGGCAAACCACCACCAGCAGCAGAGTCCCTTCGGATATGCTCCAAGAAGCCAGTAAAGGTGCTATTGGGGCGGTTTGATTGATAGGACTGGAAGTCCTCTCCGGGCTGGAGGGCAATAACCTTGCCGCCAATCTCACGGAACATCAAATCCGTAGGGTCGGTGTATGGCTTGTAATAAGTACCATTCTCATCACCGAAAGCATCAAGGTCTTGACCAGCGAACTCACCAGTATGACGCTTGATGACTCGGGTAATGTCGGTGCCATCCTTCACCGCTCGCTTCTCAAGAGCAAGAATCTCCATCTCATCAATCATATGGTTGATGGAGTGTTGTAGGGGAGGATGATTGCGTGCACCACTCGGATGCTCTGCCTCAAACACATGCATAACAGCACCAGCAGGAACATTGCGGTGCTTGTTATTGCTATCCCAAATCACATACGCAACAGGCTGTCCATACGGCCCGAAAATGATGCCATCGTGTTCACGGTCTGAAGCACTAGACATAGGAGCGGAAGTTCCATGGACCCTATGAGATTCAACCAGTTGCACCTTAGGCACGCCACTCTTACTACGAGTCTTGATAACATAGATTTCACCATCTCGGTCAATGGCTCGGCATACCATATGGGTAACCTCTGCCATATTGAACCGACTAGTGATTTCTGGGCGTTTAGACCATTCACGCCAATAGGTTTCAGCCAAGTCATTCCATGCCTCATCGTGAGTCATGCACTGTGGCGTGATGCCATCACCAACAGAATACACGGCCATGCTGGTAATCTGCTCTCTGAAGAATCCACAATTCTTCTCTAGCCAGCGGGACTTGCGGACCATTTCGGAGCGGTCGAAAGACGACATTTCCACCTTGAAGTCCGAAGGTGCATGGGTATATACTTGGGCTCGACTCTTGGAGTATCGAACACTCTCAAACTGACTAGTAACAGCCTTGGGCATCAGACTTCGGAATGTCTGACCTAGCCGCCCGAGGAATGTAGGTTTCTTTTCCATTACTAATGCCTACACTATTAGTAGTGTCGGAACAAGCCGTAGTTTGAGACTCGGATAGTCTGCCTCTTACCAAACTGAACAGGGTCTAGAAGTTGAAGGGCATACTTGCACTCCTTCAAAACATCGGCAATCGGCATAGCAAAGTCCTTGGATACTTGCGTCCCAGAATCCGTGTATGACATTACAGTTTTGCCATCCATAAGCAGATTCTTGGCTCGCTGCTGGATAGCCAGAACCTCTTGGACGGTAAAACCTACAGTAAAGATGCCAGTTGCTCCTTTAGCCATTTACTTGTGCCTCACTGTCAAGTGGGCCTTCTTCCCCTTCCTCACTACGCTCCAAGGCACCCTTGCCAATCAATCTGAAGATAAGTGCGGGTATCATACCGATAACCTCACAGTCCCAAATGTGGTTAGGTCTGCGTCCAATCAACTTCCATTCTGGGTTGCCAGAAGTGGTCTTGGTTCTGAACTCTGACTGCATCTGGTCAATGTATTCCTTACCGCAGTCCTGTGAATGGGTATGGTGGCCATTGCGTCTCAACCTAAAAAGGGTATCCTTAAGCAATAGATTGCTGAAGTAGTATAGGCGGGTAACGCCACCAACATTCATATCCCTAGGCTTTGACCAAGGGCGATAAATGGTCTGTTGACCCTTAGGGGTGAGCATATTCCAAGCAAACTCCTTCTGGGCTGTTCCTCGGGTGGCGTTCCAACCATTCTTGGCACAATGGCGATATACGTCATCAGTCTGGTCACCACTATCCACGAAAACGAAGGTATTATGCACTCCATGGTCCTCCTGCCACTTCCTTAGGTCATCCCAAGTTAGGATAAAAGCCCAGTCATACAGTCTGGACTGACCATCACAGTTCCAAGACCTGATTACGGCATAGAAGCCATTACGCTGAACATCAACAGCCATGAAGCGTAGAGGGATAGCAGTAGCCTTCAAGTCATCTGGCACCTTATCTGGTCTATAGATACGCTTGGACTTACGGCTAAAGAAGCCTTCTTCCTCCCAGAACTCCTTGAAGGAGTATTTGCCACCAGTAGATTCAATGCTGGTGGATTCGGGTTCATCAGACCACGCTTGGGCAAGGTGCTTTTGCTTAAAGATACGCCTAAGGGAGTCATCCCCGAACTGTTCCACGGCTACCTTTGAACGACAGGCAAGTTCAGCCAACTCACCCCAAGAACGGCAACAAAGGGCGTTCCAATGAAAACCAACCGAGGAGGCGGCGGCATTGGAGTTATATGCCACATACTTGCCAGTCTTGTTCAAGTCCTGTCGGACACCGCTACTATCCTTGAATTTATGCTTACAGCATTGGCACTCATAGGTGGTTTGGGTACGGAGCATCTCGTAGTTCCAACCTTCTGGGGATTTAGCACCTTCGGGGAAAATGACTTGGTTCCACTCCCACCTTTGCCTAGTCCCGCACTCTGGGCACTCAAATGTCCAATGACGCTCATCGGTGCTTTTCATGGTTTCGGTGAAGTCATCACCTTCATAACCACCTTGGGAAAGGAAGATACGCTTACCAAGCCAACCGAAGGCGGTGACACGGGCCGAGGCTTCTGCCATATGTCCCTTAGGCCACATCCAGCACTCATCCCCAATAAGCCATCGGATAGAGCGACGTTGGAGATTCTTGATGTTGTGAGCCCCTAGGCACCAAAATGTCATTCTGGCAAACTGGACTGCGTCATTCTTATTCCGTTCATCTGCTGGCCAAACATCAGAAACAGGAGGGCAGTTCTCCCAAAGGGACTTTAGGCGTGTGGTAATCCAGTCTTTGGCGTTAGGGTCGGTATCTTGGAGGACAAGGGTTGGGGAAGGGGCTTTGGCGTTGATGTAGCAGGTTAGCAGTTCTGCCACCAGAGACTTGCCAGTTTGAATGGGTGCTTGAACACAGACCAACCTAACCTCTGGGTCAACACAGGCACGAAGCACATCTGCCAACCAAGGCGTTTCGGCACAACGGAAAGAGCCGGGCATAGGGCTGTATGGGATGGAGCGAACATTTTTCTCCAGCCAATCAACGATGTCCAAGCCATCATCGGGGGCCATCACAGCCCGCAGTTCAGATTCAAACTTATTTTCGTCCATATGACCCTATAGACCAGTTAATCAAAATGTCTCTTTGACCCCTTCTTGCGGTTCTTCTGGCACTCCGTTTTCAAGGGCCTGTTCGGTTTCCCTCAACAAATCGGCCTCTAGTCCATCCAATGACACGGATTGACCAGAGACTATCTGGATGGCATCCTCGGCCATCCCGCTGATTTTGCTCATCAACCTCTGCCGCCAGACTCGGTAGGCCTTGAGAGCCCTAGCAGGGTTGTCTGGGTTGGCTGCTGGAGCAATCTCCAGTTCACCCTGCTCAAGTTCAAACCGAATCTGGGCTAGGACACGGCTAAACCGCTCCACAGCCGTCTGGCTTTTGATGTATTCCCTATTGGCGATGGCTCTGGCTTGACCCTCCTTCTCCAACCGCATCAAAGTGGACACAGTCGTGTCATAATGGCGGTAGAGTCTGGCTTGGTCATTACTGCCACGCTGGACTGCTTGGAGGTACTGATTTCGTGCAATACGGCAAATAATCCGCTGTCTATCAATGGCCTCCTCAATGGCTGGCAATTCCACCTTCTTCCCATCTTCCTTACCCTCAACCCCAGTCTCGGTAGCCTCTTGACCAGCACCTTGGACCTGCTTTTTGGCTTCCCAAGTAAAGTGTTTGGACCTGCTGGAACGCCATGCCTCTGCCGATTCCACAGTATCGATAGGCATGCCCTCCGCAATAAGTTGGCTGATACGGCCCCTAGAAAGGCCCCATCTTTCAGCCAAATCTGACGGCCTAACACTCATTTTTCGATGACCCAGCCTCCAAAGTCACCGAAGCGAAAAACCTCTACGGCAGTTGATGGCAGTTCACTTTTACGGAGCGGACGCTGGATACCTCCAAGGCTCATTTCCTTGGCAACAATCTGGTCTGCGGGGACATTGGCGGCAATCTTGCCAGCAAGGGTGAGCCTCCATTTGATGGTGGCTAGATACCCAGCGTCTGCCTCCATCTTGTCAAAAATGATGATGGCTCCACCAGTACGGCACTGGGCAATGAGACGACTCATCAAGTCTGCCCGCTTCTCTGGATGAATGAACATCAAGGTAAGGAACAGGATGGCCACATCAAACTTCTCATAGGCAACATCACAGGCATCGGAACAGATGAATTGTCCCGGCCCTTGGTAGATGGACTCCATTTGCTTGGAGTCATCGATTGCGTAGAAGTCCGCTTTGCGGTCAGCGATAGTATCAGACAAGGACTTACCGATGTTGCCTGTGGATGCACCAATGTCATAGACTCGTCCTTTCTGTGAGATGTAGTGACGAGCGATATGAGACACGATGCCAGTCGTGAGGTCATACCAAGGAAGTTGCTCACGAACATGGTTGTCGAATGAGTTGGCCACATCGGACTTCTTGAAAGTCCAATCACGCTCAATCTTCATAGACTCATGGCTCAGTTTTTGGTCTGACATAGGATTTTGTCTCGGATAGCGGAGGCGATGTGACACATCATCATAGGAGGAACAGACCTGCCCATTCGTTCCCATTGCTGATGGTCTTTGCCAGTTAGGATGAAGTCATCTGGGAAAGAGCAGACCTGTCGCATTTCTGCAATGGTCGGATACCTACGCTTGAAGTCATTGTGGATAGGGTCTGGCTTATATGGGCCAACCAAACGCTCATACTTGTCAATGGCGTGCTTCCACTTATCGGGATGAGTCTCGGCAATCTGAACCATTTGCGAGGCCATGACAGTAGGGAAGGGCTTGTTCTCGATTTCCAACAAACGGCTTTCCCTTTCACCATAGCAGTTGGTCACAATCTCATAACCACCAAGTCGCTCAACCTTACCAATCCAAGGAAGTGCATCCTTCATCGTGTAGTTGTAGGGGAGCGGCTTCGGGAAAACAGGGTCCATCTTCAAGTCCTCACGGACACCAACGAAGATGATGCGTCTGCGGGCCTGTGGGACTCCCAACCACTCAGAGTTCAGCAACTGAGCGGATACCCTATACCCACAGGCCTTCATAGCATTGAGGATGATGAGGAAATAGCCTTTGGCAGTTCCCTGCACCAACCCGCTGACATTCTCGGCAACAAACACCTTAGGCTTCAGTCCTTGAAGGATTCGGGTGTACTCAAAAAAGAGGTCATCGGTTCGTTGAGCCGAATCGGAGTAGTCTTTAACTTTACCCCAACCCTTCTCACGCTTACCAGCGGTGGAGAACGAGGCACAAGGAGGAGAACCATCAAGAAGGTCTAGTTCACCAACACCCAGACCAATCTTCTCCATAATGTCCTCTGGGGTAACAGTACGAACATCACGACCATCTACATAGGTGTATTCTGCACAGTTTGCCTTGTATGCTTCTCGGGCGGCAGGAATGAACTCGTTTGCATACAGGACCTTGAAGCCCGCCAAACGATAGCCAGTCGAACTACCACCACACCCAGAGAACAGACTAATGACATTAAAACCATTCTTAGGAGCGGCGTTAATCTCCTTGATGGTTGGGATGCGATATTCGGGTTTCACAGAACCTCCTTCTTTATGTCATTGTAGATACCAACAACTGCCTTGTGCTTGTTCTTGTTGTAAGGCGTGGTCAGCAAGACATCATGGAACTCTCGGATGCCAGAAACAACTTGGAGGAAGGATGCCTGTTTCTCGGGATTGCGATACCAAGGCTTCTTCCTCCAGAACTCACTAAAGCCAAGCAAGGCCAAACCCTTAAATGAGGGATTGTGGAGTTGGTCATACCGCAGACTCAACATATAGTCGATGATTGGCTTCTGGCGGTAGCAATCCACCACATCAACTCCCATCTTTCTGCACAGTCGCATTACCGAATGGTCAGACACGGAAGGGTCGTTAATAGTGCGTTCTCTTTCCTTGGTGAACTCATAGTCACCACCATTTCGGTAGGCGATGCTGAAGTCACGACCAGTTCCCCATAGGTCGTCCACAGCCATGCCCATAGCGGCCGTAGAATAGCCCATAGAGCGAAGTTCACGACACATATGGAGGAACGGCCAAGAACACTGCACATGGGTCTTTACGGACGAACCTGTGAGCCAAATGACCTTCTTGCAGTCCTCATACATTAGGTCCACATTCCTAGGCACAGTGACTGGGATAAAGGGTAAACCAAAAGTTTCACACATATCCTTGGAAACCAGATAGTCCGCAGACTCGTAATCTCCGAGTTTAAAGGTGCAACATAGAGGCTTACGACCAATGGCAAGGAAGGCGGCCAATAGCGTACCGCTATCCACTCCTCCAGACAGGAACAAAGGAGCATCCGAAGGTAGAGCAGACACCTGCTCAATCACCAACTCTCTGAACTTGTCGCTCTCTTTGCTCATCGGGGTTTGCCAGACCAGCCATAACCGCACTTGGGGCAGCAATACTCGGTATCAATCTTTTCGTCGTAAGTATCGAACTCCTCGGGTGCCACAGGTTCTTCCTTGGTGTAGAGTTTCTGGATATCCACCTCTGAGAAGCCAAGGGTGGACAGGTCAACGCCAATGTCCTTCAAAGCATCCAACTCCTGCTTCAGCATAGTCTCATCCCAACCTCCACCAATCTCAGCAAGGCGATTGTCGGCAATGATGTAAGCCCGCTTCTTTTCGGCATCAAGGCCACTAAGCACCAAACAAGGCACTTGAGTCTGGCCAAGAATCTTCATTGCGAGAACACGTCCATGACCAGCGATAATCTCATTGTTCTCATCAATGAGTACTGGGTTGGTAAACCCGAACTTCTTGATGGACTCGCCAATGCGGAATACCTGTTCCTCGCTATGCAACTTGGCGTTCTGGGCATAGGGGATGAGCGTGTGGGTTTCAACCATCACGATGTTGGTGTTGAACTTGATGGGTTCGATTTCTTCGTATTCTGGGGTGTCCATAGAGATTAAACTAAACCCGACTAAATAGCCCGCTCTGAAACTGTCAATAGAGAATAAACAGCACCCTAAACTGCCTTATCTAAACCAGAGAATAAACCAGCACTAGCAATAGTCTGCTGTATGAGTTTACCCCGAGTCTCTAAAAACCATAAATAGGTTATTTTGAACGGAGGTCAACCTCGCACCCAACAAAGCCCCCCAGCGGGGTTTAAGAGGTCACCTACCCCAGTCCCCCCTCTCCCTCCCCCTCCCTCCCCCCTCCCCCCACTCCCCGCTGGCTGGCTGGGGGGGGCAG